GATGACATCTGCTGATGCAGGTATTCCGCAAGATACTGCGAATATGGGTCCTAAGAAAAAGAAACTGTATCCTATCACACGTAGATTCATAGAGGTAAACGGCAAGCGCAAAAAAATACTGCGATAATGTTATGCTTTACTTTTGACTTCAATTAAAGTATTATAGATAAAACAAGGGTAGTGGTGTCCCCTTGTTTTTTTTTATTTTTATAAGAGAGAGAATATGTCTAAGAAAGAATATATGGGAATCGTGATTGACTACTCTAGGGATGAACTGTTTGACAAACTAGGGCATCAAAGGTTGATTGAAAGTTATATGATGGAAAGTGAGACGTCTCCCCAAGAGCGATTCGCATATGTCAGTAAGACATTTTCCAGTAACGATGAGCACGCACAACGTCTTTATGATTATGCTTCAAAGCATTGGTTATCATATTCTACGCCGATACTCTCATACGGTCGCTCCAGACGCGGCATGCCGATCTCATGCTTCTTAAATTATATCAACGATACCGCTGAAGGGTTGGTGGAAAACCTCTCTGAGACGAACTGGCTTTCCATGCTGGGGGGTGGCGTTGGTATCGGGTTTGGTATTCGTGCCTCTGATGATAAGTCCACTGGTGTTATGCCACACCTTAAAACCTATGACGCTTCTTCTCTCGCTTATCGTCAGGGTCGTACACGCCGTGGTTCCTATGCTGCTTATCTAGATATTTCACATCCCGATATCATGATGTTCCTCGAGATGCGTAAACCAACAGGCGATCAGAATATTCGCTGTTTGAACCTACATCATGGTTTAAACATTTCCGACCGTTTCATGGAATTAATCGAGCGTTGTATGCAAGACGCTGACGCTGATGACGGTTGGAACCTCTGTGATCCAAATACAGGCGAGGTGCGCGAAACCGTATCGGCACGTGCTCTATGGCAGAAGATTCTAGAACTGCGTATGGAAACAGGCGAACCGTACTTGCACTTCATCGACACCAGCAACCGTTTAATGCCTGAGTTTCAAAAAGAGAAAGGACTGCGTATTAATCAGTCTAACCTATGCTCTGAGATTATTCTTCCAACCAGCAAAGATCGCACTGCGGTTTGCTGCTTATCTTCGGTGAACCTAGAGCATTATGACTCGTGGTCGAAGAACGGTCAGTTTCTAAAAGATATGGCAGAGATGCTTGATAACGTGCTCGCTCACTTTATTGAGCATGCACCTGACGCAGTAAGTCGAGCAAAGTTCTCCGCAAGGCAAGAACGCAGTATCGGTATAGGCGCACTCGGATTTCATGCTTACCTACAAAAGCATATGATCGAGTGGGAATCATGGCAAGCGACTAGCGCAAATGTAAGGATGTTTAAACACATCAGGAGTAAGTTAGATGAAGCAAACATGGAACTTGGTGAAGAACGAGGTGAAGCGCCTGATGCGGCAGGCACAGGAAGAAGATTTAGTCACGTTATGGCTATCGCTCCCAATGCTAGTAGTAGTATTATTATGGGTAACACTTCACCGTCTATTGAACCATTTAGAGCAAATGCTTACAGGCAAGACACGCTATCTGGAGCGCATCTCAATAAGAATAAGTATTTGGCAAAACTGGTTAAAGTCAAAATTGAAGCAGGGGAAACTAGATTAAGCGAAGATGAGATCTGGTCATCTATAATCTCTAGCGATGGTTCCTGTCAACACCTAACCTTCCTGAGTCAGGATGAGAAGAACGTGTTCAAGACGGCAATGGAAATCGACCAGCGTTGGATCGTCGACCATGCGGCAAAGCGCCAGATGTTTATTGATCAGGCACAATCCTTAAATATCTTTTTTAGACCCGATGTGCATATCAAGTATCTCCATGCTGTTCACTTTCTTGCTTGGAAGAACGGTCTTAAGACGTTATACTACTGCCGCTCAGAGAAACTCGGTAAAGCAGATAAAGTCTCGAGGCGTATCGAACGTGATGTCATTAAGGAGATTAACCTCGGTGATATAGTCGAGGACGGCGGATGCCTCGCCTGTGAAGGTTGAGGATCATTTCAAAATCGAAAGAATACTTGACGCAGCAGATATGAAAAGTCTGCTCGAGTATTTTGATTCTGCAGATGTTGAAGAATATCATCAGAACTATAATCTATTCGATGTGATCTATCAAAGGGTGCCATCAAAGCACCCTGTTTTGTCTAAGTTGATAAAGTATGCGGGGATGTCTTTGAAGGCATCCTACATGTTAAAGTATGAAGAAGGTTCCTTCGCTCGCGCTCATCAAGATGATGACTCTGACTTGACTATAGTCACCATTTTAGAAACTAAGGATCTGGTTGGCGGCGAGTCGTTATGCTTTTTACCTTATGCGAAAAGACCGCGAGTGAAATTAGCAAAACGCAACAAGAGAGAAACAAAGAAACCGCCATACGGGGACAACATTATTCCCTATATAATTGACTGCGAGGATGGCGACTCTTTAGTATATAATAGATCATTGAAGCATTCCGTCTCACTGGTCAAATCTGGTTATCGAAAAGTTCTAATCACTTGGTTTAATAAAAGAGGAAATTAATGAAATCATCACTCACTTCAGAGCGCGAGTATTTTAAACCGTTTAACTATCCTTGGGCATACGATGCTTGGTTGAAACACGAACAGTCGCATTGGTTACATACAGAAGTACCAATGGGCGAGGACGTGAAAGACTGGAAGAATCGAATGAGTAAAGAAGAGCAGGCATTCCTTACAAATATCTTTCGTTTCTTTACACAGGGCGATATCGACGTTGCTGGTGGTTATGTAAACAATTACCTTCCATATTTCCCACAACCAGAAGTACGAATGATGCTTGCTGGTTTTGCGGCAAGGGAGGCGTTGCACGTTGCCGCATACTCACATCTTATTGAAACATTAGGTATGCCGGAGAGTACATATAATGAATTTCTTGAATATGAAGCTATGCGTGATAAGCATGATTATTTTACTGATCTTTCTAACGCCAATGGTACAAAAGAATCAGTGGCGACCAACATTGCCGCCTTCTCTGCCTTTACCGAGGGCATGCAACTATTTTCATCATTCATTATGCTTCTGAACTTTCCTCGCCACGGTAAGATGAAAGGTATGGGGCAAATTGTAACTTGGTCTATCGTTGATGAGACAATGCACGCCGAGTCGATGATTAAACTTTTTCGCACATACGTTGAAGAGAATATTGAACTGTGGAACGATGATTTAAAATCTCGAATCTATGTGATCGCTGAGAAGATGGTAGAGCTTGAGGACAAGTTTATTGACCTCGCGTTTGCGATTGGACCAATGGAAGATCTCACGCCTAATGACGTCAAGATGTATATTCGTTATATCGCTGATCGTCGACTCATCTCCTTGGGTATGAAGGGTATCTTCAAAGTCAAGAAGAATCCATTACTCTGGGTAGAGGAAATGATCAACGCACCGACTCATACTAATTTCTTCGAGAACCGTGCTACCGATTATGCCCGTGGTGCGTTGTCTGGCGACTGGAGAGATGTCTGGGGAACCGCTGCATGACTGAAGAAGGCGATTTGGAATACAATACATTCTGCGAGGTCTGCGGTGTGCAGACCTCGATTATCGTTTTTGATATTGACGAAAAACCTGTGTTCTGCCCTATGTGCGGAGAAGAGGCGAATGTTAAGCAAGTATAGATACTTGTATGACATGGCATTATAATAACGAAGTATTCACTCCTAGCGAAGACGAACTGAAAGATCTCGTCGGTTTCGTTTATCTTATCACGGAAAAAGAAACTGGCATGAAATATGTTGGTAAGAAACTTTTTCATCGAAAGAAAACACTTCCGCCCCTGAAAGGGCAAAAACGCAAACGCAGATCACTGGTCGAGTCAGACTGGAAGACATACTGCGGTTCAAGCGAAAACGTGAAAGAAGCAATTAAACTCAACGGTATAGAATCCTTTCACCGTGAGATACTGCACCTATGTAAAAGCAAGGGCGATTGCTCTTACTTGGAGGCGAAGGAGCAGTTTGACAGGGACGTCCTTTTACGTGAAGACTACTATAACGGCATTATCAACTGCCGTATCAATGCTAAGCACTTGAA